GACTGGGTGGTTGGTTTGGAGCCGAGCCGTTTGGGCCTCGAACGCGCCAGGGTCGAAGCCAGCGTGTGCTGCGGCTTGAATGAGCTGGTTGATACGGCCTGCCACGCTGTCACGTGCGGCGACCGCCTGTGCGAGCTTGTCCTCAAGATCACGCGAGTTACCAAGCTGAGCGAGAGCAGCCTCAAGTACCTCTGGGCTTGGAGATGGCGCGAATTGCCCTATTGCCTGCTCAAACGTGGTAATTATTTCATCGTCTGTGATGTGCCTGGAGGTGCAGGGGGTCTCATTTGTTTTGTCGTATCTCCGGTTACATCTCCACACTCGCTTTTCATACTTGCTTCCTGCGTGCCAAGTCTTAGACCCGTACCATCCCCCGCAGCACCCGCACTGGATTCGGGAAGCAAATGGATGCGCGAAAGATCGTGGCCGGGTTGAACGTAGCTCAATTTCTCGTTGGACTTGGTCCCATACGGCTGGGGCAATGATGGCCTCATGGTTACCGGTCACGTAGTACTGCGGGATCTCTCCTTCGTTGCGTTTAGTGGTTTTCGTCAGGAAGTCCACGGTGAAGGTTTTCTGCAGCAGCGCGTCGCCCTTGTATTTTTCATTGCGCAGGATCGAGTTGATGGTGGACACGTTCCAGGTCTTCTTCCCCAAGGGCGTAGGGATACCATCTTCGGTCAGGTGTGCGGCAATGGTTTTGGGTGAGTGCCCTGCCAGGTATTCCCGGTAGATGCGTCGCACGATCCTGGCCTGGTCTTCATCAACAGCCAGGCCCCCGTCGTCGCCTTTCTTGTAGCCCAGCAGGGAGGCGTAGGGCACCATGACCTTGCCTTCCGCAAAACGCCTGCGGTGTCCCCAGGTGACGTTCTCAGAGATGGAGCGGGATTCTTCCTGGGCAAGGCTACTCATGATGGTGATGAGTAGTTCGCCTTTCGAGTCCAGGGTCCAGATGTTTTCTTTCTCGAAGTAGACCTCCACTCCGGCTTCTTTGAGGGCCCGCACGCTGGTGAGCGAGTCGACGGTGTTGCGGGCAAACCTGGACACGCTCTTGGTCACGATCAGATCGATACGGCCAGCCAAAGCGTCGGTGATCATGGTTTGGAAGCCCTGCCGGTGCTTCGTTGAGGTTCCCGAAATCCCCTCATCGGCATACATGCCAACAAACTCCCAATCGGCCCGGCCTTGGATGTAGTCGGTGTAGTAGTCGATTTGTGCCTGGTAGGAGGATTGTTGTTCTTCCAGGTCCGTGGATACTCGCGCGTAGGCCGCGACCTTACGCCGGGAGCGCACCGTCGTAGGAGTGAGCGTCTTGGCGGGCCGTGCCGGGATGGTGGTGACGGTGGCCATGGGGTTACTCCTTTCCTGCCATCACGGGCTCAGCGGTGTGCGCGCCTCGTTTCATCACAGTGACTTTCCCGCTGGGGTAGACGGTGACCTGCTCGAGACGCTCAAGGACTTGCTGGTCATCCCACTCGCCTAATCCCAGGTGGGCGGTGATAGCGCTCTTGAGCTGGGCTTCCCTGATCTGAGGTGCCCGGCAAGGGTTGCCTTGCCCCCTCGTGGCGGTTTCGCACCACCAGTACTTGTAGGAGATGTGCTTGCGGGTTTTGGTGCGCCGGTGGAAACGCCGCCCGCACTGGCTGCACACCACCCGATGAGTGAGCGCACACGTCCCGCCACTAGGGGTCAGGGCTCTGCCACCGGATTGGCGTCTGCGGGCGAGCTCGTCTTGGACCCGCCTCCAGGTGTCCTGGTCGATGATGGGAGGGTTTGCTCCCTCCACCCAGTACTTGGGTAGTGCCCCGTCGTTGACGACGAGCTTTCCTCCAGGACCATCGGTGTAGGTGGCTTGCAGCATTTCGTTGCCCACGTAGCGGGGGTTTTCCAGCCAGGTGCGGATCACCGAGCCGAGGAAGTTTCCTCCTCCTCATGCGCGCAGCCCCTCGGTGTTGAGGCGGTCAGCAATAGCCTCGGGGCTCACCCCGGCGAGGTACTCGTCAAAGACGCGGCGCACAACCTGGGCCTCATCATCGTTGATGTGCAGGCTTCCGCGTACCCAGGTGTAGCCGTAGATGCGGTGGGAGTTGGTGCGACCGGCCTTGTAGCGGTTGCGGATCGCCCACTTTACGTTCTGTGACAGGGAGCGGGATTCTTCCTGGGTGAAGGAGGCCAACAGGGTGAGCATGACCTCACCTTCCGCGCTGGAGGTGTCAATGTTTTCTCTCTCGAACCGTACCGCCACCCCGAGCGTGGCGAGCTCGCGCACGCATGAGAGCAGGTCGACGGTGTTGTGGGCTAGACGGGAGATGGACTTGACCAGCAGGATCTGGAAGTCGCCGGCTCTGGCGTGGTCCATCATGTCGGCAAACCCGGGCCTGTTGCTGGCGGTTCCTGAGATGCCTTGGTCGGTGTAGATCCCGGCGAACTGCCAGGCAGGGTTGGAGCAGATGAGCTTGGAGTAGGCCGAGACTTGGGCGGCGAGGGATCCTGCTTGGGTCTCCGACATGGTTGAGACCCGGCAGTAGGCGGCCACGCGGATACGGCTGGTGGGTGTGCGTCGTGGTGTGATGGTCTTAAAATCTGGGCTCATCTACTGCTCCTTTCTGCCCGCGTGGGTCTCGCCGGTGGTGGTCTCGTGTGTGACATGAACGCTTTACAGGCCAGGTTTATCAAGTCCTGGCGCGGGTAAACCCCACCCTGGTCCCATCCCAGGAGGCGGCGAGCTGACGGTGAATGGCGCGTACCTGACTGAGGGTCAGTAGCCCTCGGGAGGCAAGGGCATCTAGGAAGTCCAGGTCTGCTGCCGTCTGGGTTTCTGCCCGCCAGCACGCGCCCGTGGTGCGGCTGGTCATGGGCGTCCGCCTCGGGTTCCGAAACGGGTGCGGATATAGCAGGCGTGCGTGCAGTACTTGCGGTGCTTGTTGCCATACGCCTCGAAGGTGGCCCCGCAGCCGGCGCAGGTGTGGGTAGTGATGGCGCGCCGCTCCAGCATCATCGGGTGGGTGTGCCACCAGGACATGCGGCAGGGCCGGCTGCAAAACCTCTGCCCACGCCGAGGCTGGTTAATAGCTTGTCCGCAGTGCTCGCAGACCCCATCCGTGGGTGTGCGTCTGGCGTGTGGGGTGATGTTGTTGCGCCTGCACCATGACTTGATCGTCTCTCGCCCAACCCCGGTTATTGCTGCGATCTGCCCGAAGCTGGCTCCTCCTTCCCGAAGCGTGATGATCTTTCGCTGCACGTGTGGCTCCATGGTCTTGTCACCGTCCTTTCACCCATGTGTCCTTGGCCGGCACGTAAACCGGACATGACGCGTTGCCTTCACGGGCAGCGGGGTGCTGCCACGCTCTAGGCGGCGGCAGGTTGGTGGTGATAACCCCCGGAGACGGCAAAAGCGCCCCCACCCACCGGTGTTGGTGGGCAGGGGCGCAGTGCCAGAAAAGGCTAGAGATCAGGACAGCTTGCGGTTGACGATCGCCTGAACGGCGTCGTAGAGATGGCCCAGCCGGTTGCGGCGCTCAGCCCCGTTTCCGTAGTCTCCGCGGATCACCGCGTCCGCCAGGGCATCCAAGTTCGGACCCGGCGCAGGAGCAGGGGCGCTGCCACTGAGCTTGGCGTTCACCCTGGCCTGGACCGCGTCATACAGGTGTCCTAGGCGGGCCTTGCGGTCCTCACCATTGCCGTACTCGCCGCAGATGACCGCCTGAGCGAGGGCCTCAATGTCCCCGCCCACACTGGGTGCGGGAGCAGCCGGGCTGCCGCCGCCGGTGATGTAGGGGCCAAGCACGCTGGCGGGTGGATAGTAGCGGCCAGGACAAGCGGTGGATGAAGCGTCCTTGTGGCCGATGACCTTGAGCGGCCCGTAGGTGGCCTGCAGGTTTCGGATCAGCTCGCCGATGGTTGCCTTGTCGGCATCCGAGCAGCGCGGGTTGCACTCGATGCCGATCGAGCACTGGTTGATCGGCCAGTTGCCGGCATGCCAGGCGGTGTTAGCCAGGTCCACCATCTGCACCACCCGGTCTGCTTCGACCACGAAATGCGCGGACGCGCCTCGGCCGGGGTTTTGGAAGGTGGCGATCACCCCGGACAGTTGTGGGTTCTTCGCGGGGTCGTCCCAGTGGTGGATAACGATGGTGGTGATGCGCTTACCGCCACGACCCTTGGTGTAGTTCGACGGGTTGGCGGGGATGAAAGACTGCTGGTAGCTCATGGTGTCTCCTTGGGAGTGTTGTCGGGTACAAG